CCTGCGCGGAAGCTGCTAATCTGATCGCCGAGGCTTACGGCGCTTCGTGCAAGAGTCCGCGCGAGCGTAATCTGCTGGAGATTGGCCTACTCTGGGAGGCTGCGACGCTTGGCGGAACGGCTGACATTACGGCGGACAACACGGTGATTACGGCTGACAGCACGATCATCACGGCGGACATGACCGAATTTCTGTAACTCGAAAAACAAATCATTTAATCAGATATGGCAAAGCAAACGATCAATATCGGAACAGCTCCGAACGACGGAACGGGAACGCCGCTGCGGACCTCGTTCGATTACTGCAATCTGAACTTCACGGAGCTGTACACGGCAGTCGGCCCGAGCGGCAATAACATCGTCGTTCCTGGCTCCGCCACCATCACCGGCGCTCTGACGGTGGACACCTCGACGCTGGTGGTTAATGCGGCTGGATATGCTGATCGGGTGGGTATTGGGACGGCGAGTCCGGGTTATCTGTTGGATGCTCAAGCTGCAACCGCTGTTGCTCAGATTCTTTCTACTACCGGAACGAATGCAGCTTATCTTCAAATCTCCAACACTGGCGGATATTTCTATCTGGGTCGTGAAAACAGTGCTGGAACCACGTTTGCCGCCCCCGCTTACTCTGCTGTCCTTTATGCTGCTGGTGCTTATCCTCTTGTAACAACTGTAAACGGCGGTGAACGCTACCGCATCGCTTCCGACGGCGTAGCCACTTGGTCGAACGTCGGCGGAGTCGCTGGCACCGCCATGACCCTGAACTCCACGGGGCTGGGCGTGGGGGGAAGTCCGTTGGTATCGCATCTGATTCATTCGCAAGGTCCTGTTGGAATCGGTGGAACTGGGAGTGGAACCAGAACGTCCTACATCTCAAACGCTAGTGCTTGTTCCATCTACTACACCGATGGTGGTGCGAGCTATCCGTTCAACGAATTTGGCAACTTGGTTATCCAGCCGAGAACAAGTGCTTCACGAAGCGTTGTCATTGCTACCGGATCAACCACACCAGTCGAACGTGCTGTTGTGAAATCAACCGGACAAGTGCGTTTTGTTCCACTTGCTTCAGATCCTGCTGGTGCTGAAGCTGGTGATGTGTACTACAACAGTACAAGCAACAAGCTGAAGTGCTACAACGGAAGCACTTGGAACGACCTTTTCTAATCACACAATGAACATCTCTTGGATCATCGAACGCCTTCTCGTTAAGCCGACCGAAGGCAGTCTCACGGACGTTGTGATTACCGCCGACTGGCGTTGCAACGGCTCGCAGGATAACTACAGCGGCACCTGCTACGGCAGCGCGTCGTTCGCTCCGCCGAGCGAGAACTTCACTCCCTACGATCAGCTTACGCAGGAGCAGGTTCTCGGCTGGTGCTACGCAAACGGAGTCGATAAGACCGCCATCGAAGCGAACGTCACCGCGCAGATCGCCGACCAGATCAACCCTCCGGTCATCGCTCCGCCGCTGCCGTGGGCGCCGGTGGTTCCGCCGTTGATCGAGCAGGTTGAGCCGGTTTTGGTGACGCAGGCCGATTCCAAGCCGTCTTCGGCGCAGGAAATCGTTGCGCCAGTTCAGGATGTCACCGATGCTCCGGCGGCATGATTAAAATTGAACTGACCATCGAACAAACCAACACCCTGCTGCAACTCGTAGAAATCGCGATGAAGGCTGGCAACATCAACAATGTGAAAGCCGGACTTCCTCTCTACGATCTGATCCTCGATTCAGCCAAGCAGCAGGCTCCTACCGCTAACTAACAGCCACGCACGATGACGGACCACCACGCTTTCATTCGAGACATCTCAATCGGCGTCGGTGGTCCGGCCATCGGCATTCTGGGGAACGCGGTATTTACCGATCCGAATCTCAAGACTGCCTCATTGGCACTTGGCGCGTTCGCCGCGCTTCTTACATGCGCCGTGAAAGCAGTCGAACTCTATCGCAAACTCAAAAACGACAAATGAACGACTCCATCAAATCCGTCATCCGCCACGGCCTCTCTTTCGGTGGCGGTTTTCTCGTCGCCAAGGGACTGCTCAGTGCTGATCAGGTCAACGAGCTTGCCGGTGCGCTGATCACCGTGATGGGAATCATCTGGTCGATCTGGAAGAACAAGCAATCAGCCGCTGCCGCACCCGTCAAACAGACGGAATGAACTTCCTGGCCGACTTGGTGATGAAGCTGGTCATCTGGATTCATTCGCTGACGACCAGAGACACGACGAGTGAAGACGCCAAGAAACAACCTGATCTTAAGCGCGGTCTTCTTGATCGTGTGCGCGAGCATGAGCGTGAGCTGCGCGAGCCGGGTGATTTACGTCCCCCACGGTGAGCCTGTACGCCTCGCTGAGAGCGTTGAAGTAAAGGTTTGGACTGTTGACGCCAGCGGCAAAACGGTGCGTAGTAAGAACCGGATTACCATCCATGAGGGTTGGTACGCATTGCCGAAGGAATGAAAAAGAACGTCCCAACCAATAAGTCGCTCTACAGCAAGATGAAGTCCGCCGCTAAGGCGAAGTTCGACGTTTACCCATCAGCATACGCCAACGCTTGGCTCGTTCGCGAGTACAAGAAGCGCGGCGGCAAATACAAGGTTGCCGATGTCAGATAAAAAGGTCCGTGGAGGTCTAGGTCGTTGGTTCGCTGAAAAGTGGGTGGACATCAAGACCGGCAAACCGTGCGGACGATCTGAAGGAGAGGAGCGCGCTGGATATCCCGCTTGTAGGCCAACAAAACGCGTGAGCGAGAAGACTCCAAAGACGACGATGGAGATGAGCAGCGCGGAAAAGGCTCGATTCAAGCGCGAAAAAACCAGCTTCCAGAAGATCGGTTACCAGCATAGGATGCGGAAGAAAGCAAAATTATGAGCCATAACGCACCATATAAAGGTTCTCCCGCCGTCCGATCATCCGGTAGCGGACCTTACAGGCAGTCTCCTCCGCCCAAGCCTCCGGTCAGGCCGTCTCCAAAGCCGGTTCCGAGCGGCAGCGGTCCGTATCGCGGTAAGTGATTCAAACGAAAATCCCCCGGTGGTAATGAAAACCATCGGGGGATATTTGTTTTGGAGCGTAGGTTCAGCGTCCTAACGACTTCATCACGCTGGCGACAAAGTCCTCGCTCTTGGCGGCATTCGCATTTGCCGGTCGATAACCTCCAGATGTCGCCTTCGAGGTGACTCCAGGTTCGCTTCCTCGATACTTCGATAGCTCAGCCTGCAAGCGCTTGTTCACCTCAACCTGAGCATAGAGCAGTTCGCGGTACTTTGGCGCGGCAGCAGCCCAGAGAGCAGCCTTGGCAAGATCCTCTTCGCTGTTCTCGCCATTGAAGATTTGCTGGGCAAGGCTAAGTCGGCCATTCAGCTCGGTGTTCCATTCCTCATCGTTCTCACGCGGCTCAAAGATTTCGAGCGAGCGAGCATCGGTGGAAACCTTCTGCCAGGTCTTATTGGCCGACTCTAGTGCAGCCTTCGTCCCCTCCTCGTTGTCCTGCTTGTACTTGGAGATGACCGCATCGTAATCAGCCTTTGCCTCAGTCAACTCTGAAGACCGTTCGCCATTGATTTCGTCGTACTTAACAATTAACGCACCGAGCTTGGCCTTCTTAGAAGGAGAAAGACCCTCAACGATGTCGTCGATCTGCGAGTTGCGATAGTCGCTATCGGGTGATTTCAGGAGCGAAACAAGCCGCTCACCATCGGTTCCGACAAGGTTCTTCACCGAATCGAACACGCCGCTGATCTTGCCTTCGTACTTCTTGATGAAGTCAGGGTGACGCTCGATGTCCAGCAATCGAACACGCTCGGAAAGCGCGTCACGCTCCTCCTGCAAGGTCTTGAGCTGCGATTCGAATTGAGGGTTGGTAGACTTGCCAGCCTTCAGTTCATCCAATTGCTTGGCCAACTGCGCCTTCTCCTCCTTGATCTTGCGGAAAGCGTCAGCCGCTTTCGTGGACTTGATTGTCTCAGGAATGTCCGCGTCGTCCGGCGCTACCGAGGCGGCGGCGGCGGGTTCAACAACGGTCTTTTTGGAGAACATCCGCTCAATATCCATTTCGGATTTACTGAGCTTGGGTGGTGTATTGTCAGTCTTCTGCGGAGCGGCGGTAACTGCTGGCTTCTCAGTGGGAGTCGCGTTATCAGCGCCGATTGCCTTGAAAGCATCGATAAACGAGCTTCCAAAGTCTGGAGTCTGGCCGTTACTGACGACAGGTGAGTTCAGGGGTTCGTCCATATTTTAAGATTTAATACTGTTTTTCAAAAGTTGCTTCAGGTTCTTTCGCTGTTTCAATTACGGCCAATTTGCGGAGGTTTTCAAGACAATGCGCGTAGCCAGCGGTTACACCGGCAGCGAAAATAATGTCCGATTCCTTGCTGCCATGAGACGGCATCGGCACCGGAATTGATTCCGAAACGATGCGAATCGCCATGCGAAGGATCGGATTTCGCATAATTGCAGCAAGTTCTGCCTGCTGGCCCTCGTTCTGCCAATCGCTCAGGTTTACCTCAGGCAGATTCAGTAGGTCCTGCTTCGCCTGTTTGCTCGGGTTCTTCGTCAAGCCTCTTAGCCAGTTCATTGTACTTTGATTTCTTGTTTCGTTTCAGTTTATGCCGCTCGGGAATCGGATCGAGAACGTCAGTCAGCTTTGGAGTGTTCTCCTTGTTGACGACATCGCGCTTCGGTCGAATCACCTTTGTCACCTCAAGCAAGTCGGCCAGTGGCAGATTCATGTAGCCGCAATCCACATCGTTGATGCCGTATGAGATGACGAAGTGATTCTTCGCGCTGTCAAAAAAAGCGCCGCACGGGAACACGACCGCAGGCAATCCTGGCCACCAGTCTTGCTGATTGGTGCCGGTAAGAAGCGGCAGTGTCGTCATGCGAGCAATGCGGAACGGAGCCTTGGCTTCAAAAGCGTATGCTCCCATGTAGTAGCGGCGCTTGCCGTTGATCCAGGGCAGCGAGCTGTGGAAGAAGGTCCAGTACAAGCCGTCGCAGAGAATGGGATTCGTTCCACCGCGAACCTCGCCGAATTTCCAGAGCGGATTGAACTCCTCGGTGACGTACTCGGCATCCTTCTCTAAACGCCCATTAAGGCGGACAACGACATGAGGATTGGCCGAATACACCATGTGCGGCGCATTGTCGTGGACGAAGTAGAGCCAGTTCTTCTCATGGCCATCGTTGATCATGGCCTGCGCGTAGTTGTTGCCATAGATCGGATCGAACCGACCCACGTTCAGGAACTGCTTATCGAGCAGGAACATCGCCTGATGCGCGTAGCTCTTGAACGGAACAAACGTGCAGCAGCTCACGCCGTACTTGTCACCAAACTTCACGACACGCGGATCTTCGAACTGCTCGTTCGGGTAGTTCGAGGTGAGCTGGAGGATCGACTTTTTTGTGGCTCGTAAATCTTTACTCAGCTCGAAGGCAACGATGTCGTTCTTCTCGGTGTAAACGTCCTCGTCCTTCTCGCGCTTGTTGCGGCAGCGACGTGCGAAAAGCATGATTCGTCCATCTGCCTCCTGCATGATGGCCGGATTGAAGTAATACGTCCCGGTTTCAGCCGGAAGAACGATTTTGCCAACCTCCCAATCGGTCTGTTCGGCCAGCTTGGGAACATCATTTTTTGCGTAGCTCATTAGAAACTCGGCTGCGAATTTGATTTCGTCGTACAGTGAAAGCCAATGATCGCGCTCTTCACGGACCTCGGTCAAATGTTCCTCATTCTCTTTGGTTCGAATCTCCAGCGTCTTGCGGAGGTCTTCGATCTGCATGAGAAGATCAGCATGACCATCGCCACCATTAGCGAAGCGTTTGAGTGCTTTAAGGCTGATGTCTCGGATGATGTCTCTCATCATGGATACAAGTTTGTGTTCTCCTGCGTCGCCAATCTTGGAAGAATTCCGTAAAAATTCATCCTAGGCATCGAGTCAACCAGCATCTGAATGTCGATTGGACCCCAAACCTTTTGGTTCGTTTCGAGGAGCTTACAAGCCCCCTCATAGTTTACAAGATATGCGTGGGTACACATGCCCCGAACTAGCTTGTAAAGGTTGGCGGCAATGTAGCCATGATCCTCAATCGGATCGGCGCAGCAGCTTCCAAGGTAAACGACATGCCAGTCGTTCGGAACAAATTGAAGGTTATCGTTGGCCAACGCCTTCCAGCTCTTGTCAAGAAACTCAACGTCGTCCTCAACGATCAGAAAGGTGCGATGATCGGTCAGTTTGGCCTCAACCATCAATTTAATGGCCGACCATGCAGAGAAGTGGCTGAGTCCGGCGACGATGGTTTTAACCTTCACCTTCTCCTTTTCCCGACTGTGGTAGTAGTCGGTCGAGATGCCGCAGTTATGCGAGCGAAAGCCATAGATCGGAACTGCATCAATTCCGAATGACTTCATGTATCTGACGCATCGCTTCTCCTTCTCGCTCTCAGGCTTCGAGATGATGAGGGTCGGGGTGTTCTCGAAATCGACTCTCATCGGTTTGGAAGGATGTAGATGATTCCACGCCGAGCGCCTGTGCATCGGCTTGGGTGGTTGTAGTAGTAACTGTAGCCGTACTTTTGCGTCAGCGTCTTTGCTCGATAAATCGCGTCCAACTTCTCCTTGATGTAGCCAAAGCAGATGTCATGGCCATTGTAACTGTCGTAACCAAGGTGTCCGGTTGGCTCTTTGAAGTCGTGGATGGCAATTACCGGATGCAGGTCGTACCGATTGATTGCCTCAAGCTCTTCAAGCAACGGGAGGTAGTCGTTCCAGTGCGCGTCGAGAAAGAAAATTGTGTCGTGTCCAACCCCGTGATGCGGGATGAACCAGTTCATGCAGGCATCGCTACTACCCTCGAACATCTCAACATGGAGCTTTTCACGCTTAAACTTCTCCTTAGCTCTCTCAACCAAGTCGTGATTAAGCTCGCATGAGACGGTCTTCAGGAAGTTCTTGGCCAACCAAACGGTTGTGTCGGCTTCGTGCGTTCCGGTTTCAACCGCAGTGGTAAGTTCGAAGCGTTCCTTGAGGTAGAGAAACTCCTGCTCGATGAAAGTGTCTCCGTTGAATGGTGAACCCATATTTTAGTCGGCTAGAATCATACCCTCTTGATCGGCAACACGCGGAAAAATGGTGAAGCAGTTCAGGTGCTGCCTGCTGTTGAAATACATCTGCAAGTCAATCGGAGCATAAATCGCCTCGTTGGTTTCGATCAGCGTCTTCAGAGCTTTCTTTCTAACGATGTAACAGTGGGTGCAGAGAGGCATTCCTTCGAACAGATTTGAATCGTACTCTTTGCTCATTCTTCCATGCGCGCAGCATGATCCTGGATAGAGCAAGTCCCAGTTCTCCGGCAGTTTTGTCAGCGCGCGTTCAACCGTCTCTCGCCAGTGCGGCTTGAAGAGAATGTCGTCCTCAAGCACCATCACCATGTCGGGGGTCTTCGGATCGAACTCTAGGGCGTTCCAAAGCATCCAATGTGACATTGTGCATCCGACATGCTTAGCGCAGATCAGATATCCTGAGCCGGGATTATCGACCTCGTACGGAATACTCGCCTTCAGACCAGACTTCTTTCCATTCAGGCCGTAGAAGATTCGATAGTCCGAAATGCCAGCGGCATTCAGATTCTCTTTTAAACGCGGGATACGCGGCGAACCGCGCATCGTTATGACGACCGTTTCCACGGTTATTTCAGCTTCCGATAAACAGCAAAGCAGCTCTCGGCAAGGTCGTAACGGGCGACAAATTCACAGCGTTTCAGAACGAACTTGAGAGCGGTCTGGGTGGTTTCCCAGTTCACATCATCCATGACGATGTAACCGCCAACTTTGAGCTTAGGGAGCCAATTGACGACATCGCTCGTAGACGGCCATTCAGCATGGTTGGCGTCGATGTGAACCAGATCCATGTCAGGCAGGAACCGAGAAGCATCCCAGCTCGACATGCGGCAGTATTGGATATGCCGGACGATTTTTGCGCGAACAGTGTGTTCGACAAACGATTCGTAGTGCTTGTCCAGATCGAGCGTCGCCCACCACTCCTGATTGGCGGCGGATTCGTCATCGATGCAGTCCTCTTTCTTCCAAGAGTCGATAGCGTAGACGGTGCCGCTTCCGTTCAATTTACAAGCGTAGGCAAGAGCGAGCGTTGACTTACCTTCGAAGACGCCTACCTCAGCAATTCGCTGCGGCTTGGTGTCGAGTACGAGCTTCGCAATTTCGAAGCCTTTGCGTTGATCGCACCAGCCGCCCATCTTGGGAAACTGATCTGCGATGAATTGAGAAACGAGTTCTTCGTTCTGGCTCATAAATTTCATCCCTGACGCGCCAAGTTAGACTCAGCAGTTGCGTTCGCTCGTTGAATATCCGCCGTCGTCTTCGCATTCCGGCGAGCCAAGTCGGCCATCGCCTTCGTGTTCTGACGCTGAATGTTGGCCATAGTCTCGGCATTCTGGCGAGCGATTTTCGCCTGAACCTCCGCATTCATCACGGCGGTACGAGGATCAGAGCCTTGCTGGATGGCCATTGCCTGCTGCTGCTGCGCCATCGCTTGAGCCTGCTCCTGAATCAACTGTCCAAGCTGCTCGATGGTCTGACTAAGCATCTGCAACTGCTGTGTGTAAGCCTCGACCTGCGGTCTGCGCGTAGGATCGGTGGACAGGCGCTGGAGATGATCCTGAACGTGCTGACCGATGCCTTGGAGGAAGAGAACAATCTCCTGCGGATTGCCACCCTGCTGAAGCGACGAAGCAGCTTCGTTCGCCGCAGCCAAATGAGTGTCGATGTGGACGATGTGATTCTGCGTATCCGTGACGACCGCCATGTTGCCCTGGCGCAGCGATGAGTGTTCGAGGACAGCAAGAGCGGTCTGATCTTGAATCTTCGAAGTCTGCAACTGACTCGGGAGATACCGATCAACCATCTGCTGACCAACCTGAGCGGCGATGTAGTCCTGCAAGAGGTTGACCTTGCCACCCTCGGGGAGAGAACCAAGCAGGCCGAGGAGCGAGCCGAGAAGCTGTTGTTTAGCGAACTGAGAACCTTGGCCAACCGTACGAGTCGCCTCGACGTAATCGATGTCGAGCATAGCCTGCTGCGGAACGCCACGCTCACGGCAACGACGCTGGAATTCAATCGCGTCCTTATCCGAGCGGGTAATCGGATTCAGATTCGGATTGGAGGCGCGGCGATACCGTTCCTCGAAGAAAGAATCGAGCTGCGCGTAATACCGGCTCAACTGAGTCTTACCGATTGCCGATTGCTGCGAGACGATTGCTTGAACTTCGGTGGCAGTTCGGGGATTGCCGGACGGCTTGTTGAGCGATTGACGGTACTGAGAGAGATTGCCTTGAAGAACATTCTCAAGGTCCGCATTGACCGCCATAGGAGCGTCCAGAACGCCAGCAATGTTCTGCTGGATGACTTCGTAGTCGGGCGGGAGAATAGCATACGGTCCTTGCTGAACGACGCTCGTCTTGCTGAGCGCATTTGGGTTTAGCGGACGGAACAGGATCTGGGTGCGAGCGAACGCGCTATCGACCATCGAGCAGCGTAGACGATTCTTCAGCTCCATCGCCTGGAGCATCTTGATGCCCAAGCCTTTGACGCCGTGATGCTCGCCATCACCACGGTCGTAGTACATCGGGTGAATCACTTGCTCCCACTTCTTGAAGCGGCGGAGCTTGCGATACATGAAGTTCTCGCTGTCACGCTCATCGATGATGCAGTGGCTGATCTGACCATCGAATTCTTTGTAGAAAACGTGACACATCAGCACCACCTCGGAGCGAGCTGAGAAAGTGATATCGTTCGAGCGAAGCTGGCGCTGGAAGAACTCCCAGTCGTACTGAACACCAGAACGATACGGCTCGGGCATTGCGGCGCGAATCCGCTGACGGACATAATCGACATTCCATCCAGCGGCTACCGCTGCCTTCTCGTCCTGAATCTTCTCGAACAGGTCATCAACACCCATGCGAGTGCGGACGCAGGCCACCTTCCAATCACTGACATTCGACTTGGTTCCATCGGGAACAAGAAGATCCGTCGCCATGATGGCTTTGCAGCGCCAGTTGGTGCTATCTTCGAAGATCAGCGGACCATCACCAATCAAAACCATCTCGCGCTGTGAGAGCTGAACGATGTAATCGAAATCCTTGTCGAGCTTCTGAAGCCGGTCGAACTCCTCGGTGATAACTTTCGACCAATCCTCCCGCTTATCCATGTCATTGCCGTAAGCGGTACGGATGTTTGCGTAGGTCGGAACCTCGGCGAACACGTCGTAGAAGGCAGACATGGCCAACGTCAGAAACGCCTCCGACTCGCGGAAGTTTACATTGGTTCGGAACGCTTGGTTGTTACGTCGAAGCTCGGCGGGATTGTACGGCGGATTGCCATCAACCAGACCGCGCAGCTTAGCCCGAGTGCTATTGCGAAGCTCGTCGGCCATGATGAGCTTCTGGAAGATTTCACGCGCTGACGCCGCGTCGGCTATGCGCGTCTCTGGCGCTTTACCGTCTTCGTTGAGGGTTTCAAGCGGCAGTTGGGCTAGGTTTCCGTACATGGTCGTTTTTTCCAGCAGTGGGCCGGAAGGTTTTTGTTCTCTGTAGCGTCCGTAAATTTATGGAGTGTTTCAATGGGAAACCACACCATGCTTCTGATAAAGCAACCGCAAAATTCGCAGCTTTGCAGGTTTTCGTCTAGCGGTGTGCTGCCGTGCTGGGAAAAGGTTTTGACCGCTTCTTTTAGCACCCGAGCGTTACACCCCGTGCATCCAAGCGGCTTGCGATTGTAGGTGCAGGTTGAGCAGATTGACGCCCTGCGCGTGGCTTCTGCCTGATCAACCTTGCCGCCGCCCACGGTCAGACCATGAAGCAGGCTCATGCTAAATCGGATTACATCGCCAATCTGGAGCGATTTACGGCCTTCTGGCTTACGGATTTCAACCTCGTTGTACATGCAGTCGGCTCCGTTACGACACGAATACTCGGTGATTAATGTGTCGAGATTTTCGGGAATTTTAATCGCATTGGCGGTGTAATGGTTACGAACGAACTCATGGAGCTGCGGCCATGATCCACCCATGATTTCAATGCCGGTTTCGGGGACGCGGTAATGCCACCCGCCAGGGATGACCATGTGTTCGTTCAGCACTTTGTATCCGGTGACGTTACTGCTCATAAGTCGTCGTGATAAATTGAATCAGCATCTCGAACGAGCTTTTCCCAGACTTTATCCATTCTGCTTGCTCGCGGTTCGAAGGAGGCGGTTTTGCGGACTAGATCAAGCAAGACTACAGCAGCGTCGGCCAAGTCAGGTGATTTTCCGGTTCGTTGCTTCATCACGGTCTT